CGGCCCCCGCCGTAATGCGGTCAACGGCAAATACGGAATCGCACAGCGAATACTCGCGGAACGAATTGCCCGTTGCGATCTTCGATTTTTCGTCACATTGCACGAAAACCTTTTTCGCTCCGATGGCGCGCGCAATGCGGTTTACCCATGCGCCGAACGATGCGGCGTTACCTTCGGTTTCGTGCATTTTGTCCATTTTGCGCTGGATAGGCGCAAGCAACGCAACGATGTTTTTTGCGTCGTTGAGATCACAGCGCGCATACGATTCTATGGCGAATTGCCATCCATAGAGCGCTTCGCTTTTGGCGCTGATTTGGGAATGAATAATCAGGCCGTGTAACGGATGTTCGTAACTCATGAATCCGCTGAATCCGTTACCCTTCGACGAATCAGGTTTCGCGGTATAGCCGGTAACATGCCCATACTCGCCAGACTTCTCAACGCGGATTACCAGTGCTATCTCACGCTTCGCTTGTGTCATTTTCACTCTCCGGTTGCCCGCAAACGCTGCGGTATGTGAGTAGTATGCTCGCTTCATTGCAACGTGTCAATAGTGTTTACAGATTTATTTTCTTATCTTATATCAAGGTAATTCTATGTTAGCAGACGCTAACTTATAGAGGGTAACCCGCATTTTGCGCGGGTAATGCCTGATGGGATCAACCACGGCGAGCGCGGATCGCTGCCTACGCGTATCGCGCCGGGTATGCGCCCGGCGTGCAGCAACACGTTGATGCGCTGCCTAGCTACCCGCAGCACGCGGGCGGCATCTCTTGTTGTGAGATATTGCATGGCCGATATTCTGCGCGCACAATGGGCCACGTGTCAATAGCATTGCAAAATCCGTTTAATAGGTGCAGAATGCCGGTATCGCGTGCCGCCCGGTGCGCGTGGTGTAACTGCTGTAAGAGGCAGAGGTGACGATATTTTTGAATCTTTCCACGCTCGCCCTACCATCAGCGCCTGTAAGCGCGGTCTCCCTGCGCCTATCGTCGGCACTCTTACCTGATGTGAATTCGGGCGAGCTTGAAAGGGTTTAGCGATGAGCACTATTCTCGTCAAATACGAGGCCGCGCGTTACGCGCTTCAAATCGCATCGAAGATTGATGAGGTCAAGGATATCCGCGACAAAGCTTTGGCGATGGCTGCTTATGCACGGCAGGCCAAAGATGATGATCTGATAAATTGGGCAACTGGATTAAAACTTCGCGCCGAACGCCGGGCTGGTGAAATGCTGGCAGAGTCGGAAATGAACAAAGGTGGCCGACCGAAAGAAACCCATAACGCTGCGATATCGGTTTCCATTCCAACGCTTGAAGAATTAGGGTTATCTGCAAAACAATCTTCTGATTTTCAAGCGATTGCAGCAATTCCTGAAGCCAAATTCGATAAGGCCGTCGCCAGCGGAAAAGCAACAACGGCATCATTGGTCAGGTCGAGTCCGAATAAGACAAAACCAGCGAAAAAAGACAAGCCCACACCGAAGCCCAAGCCAGAACCCGCTGAAGATTTTGGCGACAGCATGGCGAAAGAGTTGGAAGCGAACGACAAGACCATCCGTGATCAGCAGGAGTTGATCGAATCGCTCAACAAATCAGATCTGGGTGCCGAGGTCGAAAAATGGAAACTGAAATTCGACAAACTCGAAGGCCGGTTGCGCCAAGCGGTCACGACGAAGAACGAAGCGGAAAAGCAAGCCGCTTACGGAACCGGATTGCTGGCCAAGATTCGCAAGGCATTACGTGTTGAGAAAAACAGCGAGATTCTTGAAGCGATAAGCGACCTAAGAAAATAATCACAGCATCGGCCTGGCGCCGAGAGGGAAATATGAAAATCATCAATCTTTATGCGTTCCAGTCGCAATCCGTCGAGGCGCTGCGCGCGAATATCCGCGTCGGAATCAACAATCAAATTTTGAGCGCGGCAACTGGCAGTGGCAAGACGGTAATCGCCGTTTATCTGCTTGAAGAATGCTACAACAAGGGCAAGCGCGCGATTTTTGTCTGTGATCGCATCGCTCTTATCAACCAAACAAGTGCCATGCTTGACGAGTACGGTATCCCGCATGGCGTAATCCAAGCCGCGCATTGGCGCTGGCGTCCGGGCGAACTGATCCAGGTTGCGAGCGCAATGACATTGGAGCGCAGATCGTGGCCGGAAAATACCAATCTGATCATCGTGGATGAGGCGCACGGTATCCGCAAACAAGTCGTTAATCGCATCGACCGCCGCGATACCGTGGTGATCGGGCTGACAGCAACACCGTTCACCAAAGGCATTGGAAAGCATTACGACGCCGTGGTGACGGTGACAACGACAAATAAGCTGATCACCGAAGGATACCTGTCTCCGTTCCGCATATTCGCGGCAAGTGAGCCCGACATGAAGGGTGTCAAAGTCGTGGCCGGCGAGTGGCAGGAAGATGAAACCGCAAAACGAGCCATGCCAATCATTGGAGATATCGTTGCCGAATATCTGAAGCATGGCGAGAATAAAAAGTTTATCGCGTTCGGCGTGAACGTCGCGCATTGCGAGGAAATGCAAAAGCAGATGTTGGCTGCGGGAGTTCATTGCGAACTTTATACCTATCGGACTGGTGACGATGAGCGCACGGAAATGGTAAAGGAATTTAGAAAGCCGGACAGTTACATCCGCGGCTTGATATCCGTGAGCGCCCTGGCGAAAGGATTTGACGTAAGTGATGTCGAAGTCATCATCATGGCGCGGCCGTTGCGCTCCAGCCTGTCAGAGCACATTCAGATCATGGGGCGCGGCTTGCGCTCGCATCCAGGAAAAACCTGTTGCACAATTTTGGATCACGCTGGCAATTCGGTAAGATTTTGGAACGAGACACAGGATTTTTTCGAGAACGGCGCGTCAACGCTTGATGACGGAAAGCGCAAGGAGAAAAAGAAAAAAGACCCGAAAGAAAAGAAACCGCTGAAGTGTCCGAAGTGCTTTTCAGTTCATGCGCCGGCGCCGTCATGCCCGGCGTGCGGCTTTATCTATCCCAAGCATAGCAACGTCGAGCATCTGGCCGGAGAGCTGAAAGAACTGGCTGGCGGACCCGCTGCAACCCGAGATGAGAAACAGGATATCTACAGCCAACTTTTGCATGTGGTGCGCGAAAGAGGTTATGCGCCCGGTTGGGTCAATCACAAGTTCCGTGCGCGATTTGGCGTGTGGCCGAAGGGGCTTGATGACATTCCGAAGCCGCCCAGCGCAAAGTTGATGACGTGGCTGCGACACGAACAGATCAAGTGGGTGAAGTCAAAACAATTCAAAGAGGCTACTGATGCGGCAGTTCGCTGAGTTTGTTCGCGCCGCCGGGCTGCTGGTCGATCATATTGACGCTGATGGCGTATGGCATCGTTGCCGAACAGATAATCACCCGCGTAAGCGCAACGGGACTTATAAACTGGCGACAGATGGCCTGATAGGCTGGTGTATGGATTACGCAATCCATACCGAGCCGCTGACCTGGCGACCGGAGCGCGAATATCAACCGGCAAAACTTGACGGTGCAGCGATCGCGCGCAAACGCTCCGAGGAACGGCGGGAGTTGGTCCGGGCAACACAAGCAGCTCGCGAGTTCTACGCCGAGTGTGATCCGTTGCGGGGTGGGCATCAATATTTAGACGATCACGGGCTAACCATGGCCGGCTGTTACGGCCTGAAACTCGACGCCGATGGTTGGCTGGTCGTGCCGGTGATGATCGAACGGAACCTAATGAGCGTGCAACGAATATCGCCTGACGGCACAAAGAGATTCTGGCCAGGGGCGAGCGTCAAGGCCGGGTCATATCTGATCGAGCGACGCGGCGCGCAACTCACCGTGCTGTGTGAGGGGTTGGCTACCGGACTTGCAATCTATGCTGCGGCGCCGTCAACGCGCATCGTGGTCGCATTCGACACAGGGAATATGGCCAGGGTGCGCATACCGCGCCGTGGTTTAACCGTGGTAGCTGCGGACAACGATCACCAGACCGCTGAGAGGATAGGGCATAACCCGGGACTGGAAGCCGCTCAGGCTGTTGCTGAAGCCCTTGGTTGTGGCGTTGCGATGCCGTTCGGCATGTCGGGGTCCGACTGGTGCGACTATCGAAATGATCGACTGCATTTCATGTGGCAGGAAAAACCGAAAGCGCGAGAGTCGGAAATTAGGCGAGCCGTGGACGCCGAGATCGCTGCGGCGATGATGCGTAATGCCACGTTTTTGCGGGGACGCGCATGAGCGCGAAACCTTGGATTGCGTGGTATATGGCTGATTACAGGGCCAAGACGATGCACCTATCATTTTGCGAATCCGAAGCATACCGGCGATTGCTGGAAGCATATTATTCGAGTGGCGGTCCGCTGCCGTCTGAACACAATGGATTGTGCCGGCTAACATCCGCACAAGACGAATCCGAGAGGGAGGCTGTAAGGCGCGTCGCCGCAGAATTCTTCACCGAAAACGGCGGGCGTTTGCATCATTCCAGATGTGACGAGGAAATAGAAAAAGCGCAAGCCGCGCATAATCGTTGGGTTGAGGGCGGGCGCAAGGGTGGCTTAAGCTCGGCTAAAGGCAGGCTCAAGCCTAGCTTGAAGGGTGGCTTGCGAAAGGCTTGAAGCCTGGCTCAAGTAATCCACAACCACAATCACTATCACAAGCACTTGCACTTTCACAAAAAATCAACGGCTCGCCACAAGGCCAAACCTTCAACCCGCGTATCCTAGAAAGTACAGGGGGAGAAATCCGAAAAACTGTAAAAAATTTTCCCGCAACTCCCCAAAATTCGCAGCCGGACGAGTGCGGGCGTGAGTGATTTTGATACATCAAAAAAGTTGATATGATTCATAAATGAATGATCAAAAAACCGAATGGGTTGAGCGGTGGGCCAATATTTGGCGGCTCAAAATGCTTTCGTCAGATATGCAATTAGGTCTGCCGAATCAATCACTTGTAATCTGCTCAGGCTACGGGGAGAACCGCTCGATCACCGAAGACTGGCAGCACGAGATCGATCTGCGCGCTGTCGGTGTGATCGACGCCGCGTTGGACGACATGCCAGCCGTCGAGTCTGCTGCTTTTTTCCATCGCCAGCTCGGCTGCGTGTTCCGGTTCGCTGTGCCCGTCGAGATTCCATACGGTCGCGCTGTGTCCATGATTGGCCATCGGCTCAAGGCAGCAGCGTTTTCATGATGCGATTGACATCTGCCAGCGATTAGGCGTATTTTCCGTTTCTGGGGAGAGGTGCGCCCCTAAGAAACCCGCTCAGGCGGGTATTTTTTTGCCCATTGGAGACCGTCTATGCCTTGGACCGCGAAAGACTCGACCCGGCACACGAAGAAAGCTCGCTCTGCGGTCGCCAAGCGCCAATGGTCCAAGGTGGCGAACAGCGTGTTGGCCCGCACTGGCAACGATGCGCGGGCGGTCAGATCGGCCAATGCGGTGATCGCGCGCCGCACTCACGGACTCGAACCCAGGAGTTAGCATGTCAAATCTCGGCACCGTCAAAACCCAATCCTTAACTTTCGGCACGAGCGGCACCTCCGTCATGCTGGCGGCCTCAGCAACCGACACAGCGAACCGTATCCCACTGCCGCGTGACGACTACACTGTGCAGGTCACGGTCACGGCGACTGGCACCTCCATCGGCAGCGGACAGGTGGTGTGGCAGACTTCCAACGATGGCACTCTGTGGCTGCCGCAGGGCACTGCTGCGGGCACTTGCACGAATGCCGGAACCTCATCGAGTGTGGCGGGCGCTGCAATCTCGGTTACGGCGAAATACGCGTTGGGCCGTGGCGTGGTTTCAGGCACCGGCACGAGTCAGATTACCGCGTTCATGGCCTCGTGATGAGCAGCATGTCACCGTATGACAAGCGCGACCCGAAGGCGATGGTGCCCCCGCCCACGGGAACCAAACACGGGAATCTAGGCAGGAAAAGAAAAACCCTGAACACGAAGCAGGTGCGCTACTGCATGGAACGCTCGAATGGCAAGACGCAGGGCGAGGCTTACGCGATTGCGTATCACGAAACCGGCACGGCTTACAAGAACGGTAAGCTCGGAAACATGGTCGAGCGCAATCCGTTGGTCAAGGATCACATCGCTGAGTTGATCCAGGCGCGTTCCGACGTAGTGAACATCGCGGTGCGGGATGCGGCGAAAGAGTTGGGCATCAACAAGAAATTTATTTTTCTTGAACTTTTGGAAAACCTGAGACTGGCGAGAACAAAGGGGCATTTCAGTTTGGTCGCGGCTAACCGCGCAATTGAGTTGATGGGTAAGGAAATCGGCATGTTCATCACCCACGTCGAGGTTGATCGCAAGCAAACTCTCGACGAATTCCTGGACGCGCTGGACCTGCCGAAGGACGCCTACAAGCGGATTGAGTCGAAGCCGCAGGAGCCGGGCGCAACGATACTGCAATGACGGACACCGTTGAGTCAAAGCGGGCGAAGGCGGTTCTGCTCGCCTCGGACTTCGAGTATTACGCGCCGCGCTGCCTGAAGATCAAGACCAAGGCGGGCGAGATTGTGCCGTTCGTCATGAACCAGGCGCAACTGTATCTGCACCGCAAGGTTGAAGATCAGCGCGCGAAGACTGGAAAGATCAGGGCGCTGTGTTTGAAAGGTAGGCAGCAGGGCGTATCCACGTACTGGGAGGGCCGCTTCTACTGGCGCACCTCGATGAACAGGGGGAAACGTGCTTACATCCTGACGCATGAGCAAGCCGCTACGGATAACCTCTTTGCCATGACAGGCAGGTTTCATGATAACTGTCCGACAGCGATCCGGCCAACGACCAGGAATCACTCGGCGAAAGCCCTGACGTTCGATGCGATGGACTCAGAGTTTTCTGTTGCGACCGCTGGCAGCAAGGACACGGGAAGGTCTGGGACCGGCCAGTATTTCCACGGTTCCGAGGTCGCTTTCTGGGCTAATGCTGTCGATCACATGGCTGGAATAGGTCAAACCATCCCTAACGAGCCGGGCACTGAGATTGCCCTTGAGTCTACGGGTAACGGTGTCGGCAACGTGTTCCACGGCATGTGGGGAGACGCTATTCGCGGGGAATCCGATTACATCCCGGTATTCATCCCTTGGTTCTGGCAGCTTGAGTATTCGGAGCAGGCTTCTGATGACTGGGTACCATCGTCTGATGGCTTGGAATACATGGAGTTATACGGTATTACCCGGAATCAGGCTTACTGGCGGGAACGGAAGATCAAGACGGATTTCAGAGGCGACACGAACCTGTTCGACCAGGAATACCCGGCTACTGCTGAATTGGCATTCAGGCGCCAATCTGTCGAAAGCCTGATCTCTCTGGCTAAGATCGAGCGCGCCATGAAGCAGACCGGTCTTGAAGCTGTGGGACCTAAGGTGATGGCTGTAGATCCTGCCGAGTATGGCGACGATGACACCGTGATGGGTTATCGGCAGGGCCGAGTCGTGCCTGAGACCAGGCGTTACCACAAGCGCGGGCCGATGGAGGTAGTAGCTCTGGCGGCTAAAGCCTTTGACGACTGGAAGCCTGACTTTCTGAATGTGGACGCTGGGGGGTTGGGATCCGGAATCGCTGACCGGTTGGCCGAACTTGGCTACCCGGTAAACCGCGTGTTGTTTGGCGAGCGCGCGTATGAGGCTGATCTTTACGCGATTCGCAAGGACGAGATGGGCGGGCTGCTCAAGGAATGGTTCGATGACGAACCCGTGCAATTGCCGTACGACGAGGCGTTGAAGGCGGATTTGTCTGGGCCGTCATTCACTTACGATTCATCGCGGAGGCTAAAAGTGGAATCGAAGGAGCATATGAAGGCACGCGGCCTCAAAAGCCCGGACGGGTTCGACATGCTGTGTCTCACGCACGCGGTCCCTGTAATGGCGACGCTTAAATCGGTCAACCGCACGCTTTCGACACCGAACTGGAGAGCGCTGTGAACCTTTCGCCGCATTCAACCGAATTCAAGTGGGGCACGTTTGCCGAACTTGACGCGGACGGCGATCTGAGATCAGTCCATGTGGCCCCGCTCTTCGGTCGCGAGCATGTCTGTGTCGCCGATTGCTGGTGCCATCCCGAGCGCGATAGTTGCTGCGTGGTTTTGCATAACGTGATGCACTGATATGGGCCCCACGAAAATAGCTCGGGCCGTCGCGGGTGTCTACGGGTTCATGCAGCGCAGAATCCACGCGGCGCACTGGGTTGTCGAAGATTATCTGTGGTGGAGAGAATGAGTCTCGCCAGCTACAACATTGACTCCGCAACTAATCCGGGGCTACCGATCGACAAGCTGGACCGGTTTCTCGACGAGATCAGGTTCGAGCCGGTGTGGCGGCGGGATGCCGACCTTGACGCGAGCTACTACGACGGCAACCAGTTGGATGCCCAGACCTTGCAGGACATGGAGCGCCTGGGCATGGCACCGCTCATCAGGAACCTGATACGGCCTACGATTGACGTAGCGCTAGGCATGGAAGCCAAGACTCGTTCCGACTGGCGCGTGCAGGCGGATAACGACGAGCAGCAGGACATGGCGGAAGCGATGTCGGCGAAGATGAAGGAAACCGAGCGCGAATCGGGGGCGGACCGTGCGTGTTCGGACGCCTATGCGGGGCAGTTGAAGACGGGGCTTGCGTGGGTT